ATGGAAGATGGCGTTTTAGGTAAAGCCAACAACAACGGAACTATAATACTTAATAATAAGTTAGATCCAAAGAAAAAAGAAAGTGTCATAGCGCACGAAAAAATACATATTGACCAGATGAAACGTGGTGATTTAGACTACGATGATCAATACGTTTATTGGAAAGGCAAAAAGTTTTCAAGAAGCAAAATGAACGAAGGGGCTAAAAACTTACCCTGGGAAAAAGAAGCATATATAAAAACAACATAAAATTATGGCATTTAAGATAAAAAATCCATTGCACTTCGATGGTACAGTTAATCCAGGTAAAAAACTAGAAACACCTAAAACTTTAACTAAAAAAGATAGTCCAGACTTTGCTCAATCTGGAGTGGGTTCTAAAATTATAACAAACCAACAGTATAGAGACTCAGGTAGGGTACCTAAAGGGATGGAAAGCACTTTTAGCGGTAAAGGTACTTTAAGAGTTTCAAAAGATTTTGAAAAATCAAGAAGTTCAGAAGGAAGTGGTAGGAAAGTTTCTAGCTCTACAACCGGAGCTTATGGATCAGGTGGTACTGCTGAAAGTCTTTTAAAAGGAGGTTCTAAAACTCCACCACCACCCCCTAATAATACAAAAAAAGAAAGACCAAGAGCTGGTAAAACACTTTTAGAAATAGGAAAGGTTAAATTGGAAACAAGAAAAATTAATACTGGAAATACAGAAGCCCTTAATAAAAAAGATGTTTCAGATTCTACTCCTGAAATTAGCACTAGAAAACCTACGGTAAAAGCAGCACCTAAAGATAATTCTAGAAAAGCTATAAGAAAAAGAAAGAAAGCAGATAAAGCAGCAGGAGTATCTAAATCACAGATGAGAGCTAACAAAGCTAAGTCTAAATCTGAAGCAGCTTCAGCGAAAGCAAAAAAATCTAAAAACCCTTCTTACAGAGCTCAATTAACAGCTAAGTCAGAAAGATTAGCTAAAAGAGCTGCACGTAAAGGTGGTTCTCCAGCTAAACTAGAAGATCCAAAGCAAAGAACCCATGCTCAAATTTTAAAAGCATATCCAGGAGCAGTTAAAGTTCCAGGAAAAATAAATACCTACAAATATAAAGGAACTACATTAAACCCAGCTTTATTTCCAGTTAAAAAGAAAGCTAAAACAGTTAAGCAAGCTATAGAGATAAAAGAAAAAAAATAGTGAAAAAGATATTAGAATTTTTTAGTACAAAAGTCTTCAAACAAGTTGGTGATGTAGTTGATAACTTATTCACTAACGAGGAAGAAAGATTAGAAGCTAGAAATAAGATATTTAAAGTCTTGCAGGATGCTCAGCTAGAACTGCAGAGAATGCAAACTGAGATCATTGTAGCTGAAGCTAAAGGTAATTGGTTGCAAAGAAGCTGGAGACCAGTACTTATGCTTTCATTTGGTTTTATCATTATATATACAAAATTTATATCACAACTATCTGCACACTTAATAACACCTGTTTTAGAACCAGAGTTCTGGAGCTTGTTAGAAATAGGTATTGGTGGTTATGTAATAGGTAGAAGTGGAGAAAAAATCGTGGACAAACTAGGGCCACTATTCAATAAAAATAAATAATAAAAATAAATAAAAATGGGACAATACGGAATAACAAGCGGGGTAATTGGTAAAGCATTACCTATCGGTGGTGGAGACGCTGCTATAACGCCTGCTTCTGCTTGGTTATTTGAAAATCAAACAGGAACATTAGGAACGAACTTAACAGGTTCTCAAATATACTCAGGAAGTGGAGGCTCTATAATAGCTATATTATCAGGAGTTAACGGAGTTCTTGGAGTTGCTTTCACTGGAAACATGATAAGTAATGGAACAGGTTACACAATAAACGAGACTGGAGTAACGGTAACACCTGCTAGTGGTCTTGGAACTGGGTTAACTGTAGACACTGTTGTTGCAAACGGTGGAATAACATCTATCGCTGTAAACACAGCAGGCGTAGGTTATAGACAAGGAGATGTAATAACAGTTACTAGTGGAGATGGTAATGCAACTTTTACAATAAACGTAACTGATGCTCTTCCAATAGCTGGTGATGCTGTTACATTTACAAACGTTCCTGCTGGAACTATATTGCCTGTAGCAGTTGATTATGTACTAAATTCATCTACAGCAACTGATATGGTTGCCTGTAAATAATTACGTAACAAGTAATAATAACAATAAGTAATAACAATCAAATTAAATAAAATGGGAAAATTAACAGAAGAACAATTAAAGTCAGTAAAAGAAGGTCAAGGAAAAATTAATTCTATATTAATAGAGATTGGTTTTTTAGAAGCTAAAAAGGCAGAGTTTTTAGGAGCTCACTTTGAAGCGGTAAAAGTTTTAGAAGAAGTTAAATCAGAATTAAAAGAAGAGTACGGAGATATAACCGTAAACTTAGCTGATGGTAGTTTTGAAAAAATAGAGGCTGAAGTAGAAGAAGCTGAAGTACTTGAGATAGTAAAGTAATGGAATCAGTTGTGAGAAAGATCAGTATAGGATCTGATTATAAAAATGACGCAATGCACTACGCTGTAGGACAGCAAGTTTATGGTGGTCATACTATATCAGCAATATTACACGATCCAATATTAAACTCTTACAGTATATTCATAAAAAAAGAAGACGAGATTATGCCATGGAAGAAATTTAATTCTCACATGGCAATATCCGTTGAGTATGATTTAGAATATTAATGAAAAGTTTATACGACTTCATCATCAAACCATTAGGTGATAGATACCAAAACGAAATAAAGCTTGGTGACAAAACATTAGTTTTAAACACTAAAATAGAAAGCTTCAAAGCTGTTAACAATTTAGCAGTTGTAGTTGAAACACCAAAGGCTTTTAGAACAGATATTAAAAAAGGAGATATAATAGTAATACACCATAATGTTTTTAGAGTATTCTATGACATGAAAGGTGTTAAAAAAAACAGTAGATCATATTTTAAAGATAATTTATATTTCTGCGCTATTGATCAAATATATTTGTATAAAAATACTGGGAATTGGAAATCATTTGGAGACAGGTGCTTTGTAATGCCTTTGAAAAATAAAGACTCTCTAGGGCTCGATAAAGAGCAAAAGCTTATTGGTATACTAAAATATGGTAATAAGTCCTTAGAAGCTTCTGAAATAGTCCCAGGTGATGTTGTTGGGTTCACACCAAACAGTGAATGGGATTTTGTTATAGATAAGCAAAGAGTTTATTGTATGAAATCTAATGATATTGTAATTAAGTATGGACACGAAAGAAACCAAGAGGAATATAATCCAAGCTGGGCAAAAAGCGGTTAAAGAATTAATTAAAGTAGCTGAAGAAGCTATTGTAGGTTCTGAAGACGATTTATCTGCGGATAAATTAAAAAACGCTGCTGCCACTAAAAAGCTAGCTATATTTGATGCTTTTGAAATACTTGCTAGAATAGAATCAGAAGAAAACTTACTGAATGACAAACCAGAAGAAGTTAAGGAAGAANAAGNNTTTAGAGGTTTTGCTGAAGGAAGATCCAAGAAATAATGTACGAACAAACATTATATCACATAGTTAAAGACGTTATTAGACCTAANGTTTTAAATAAACTAAATAAGTTTAAGAAATGGGAATACGGTTATAATAAAGAATATGATTTTGTTGTAATTAGTAAGACTGGNGAAATAGGAGAAATATATGACATACAAGGTTTAAGAATAGCNTTNCCTAAGGAAAAAGAAATTAAAGTTTTTGAAGNTAAAAAATGGNAATANTCTGAATATCCAAAAGAACTAAATAGAATTAAATCAGTATTTGATTGGGATGAATACCCAGTTGAATTTAAAGAAAAATGGTATGACTATATTGACACAGAGTTTAAAAGGCGTGAAGAAGGTTTTTGGTTCTTTAATAAAGACAAGCCTACTTATATTACTGGTACTAACTACATGTACCTGCAGTGGTCCAAGATTGATGTTGGGCAGCCAGACTTTCGTGAATCAAACAGATTATTCTATTTATTCTGGGAGGCTTGCAAGGCAGATACAAGATGCTACGGAATGTGTTATCTTAAGAACAGACGATCAGGGTTCTCGTTCATGGCATCAGGCGAGACTGTTAATCAAGCCACGATATCTACCGATTCAAGATTTGGCATACTTTCAAAGTCTGGGCCAGATGCAAAGAAAATGTTTACTGATAAGGTCGTACCCATATCAGTTAATTACCCCTTCTTTTTCAAACCAATCCAAGACGGTATGGACCGCCCGAAAACGGAACTTGCGTACAGAGTACCAGCGTCCAAATTTACCCGTAAAAAACTTGACTCCAATGAGAAACTCAAGGAGATCTCCGGTCTCGATACAACGATCGACTGGAAGAACACGGGGGACAACTCGTACGATGGTGAAAAATTAAAACTACTAGTACACGATGAAAGTGGAAAGTGGGAAAGACCAACAAATATATTAAACAACTGGAG